CACAATCTTGGTGTCGTTCCCGGCTGCATTATCATCAAGCGCACGGATGCTTCTGCTGATTGGCAGGTCTACCACCGTGGCAACACCGTTGCACCCGAGACAGATTACCTTGTGCTGAATTCTACGGCTGCAACGGTAGACGACAACACTCGCTGGAATGATACGCTGCCAACAAGCACTGTGTTCTCATTGGGAACGGCGACCACTGTCAACGCCTCTGGTGGCACCTACGTCGCCTACCTCTTCGCCCACGATCCCCTCGGCCCGTCTGGTGATGGCTCGGATGGGTTGATTGCGTGTGGGAGTTATACGGGGAATGGCAGCACAACTGGGCCTGTGATTAACCTTGGGTGGGAACCGCAGTGGGTTTTGTGGAAAAGTGCGACAGCCGCCGAAAACTGGGGCATTTTTGATAACATGCGCGGCTGGCCTGTAGGAACAGGAGACAAATGGCTTGGTCCGGCAACGAACATTGCAGAGCAAGATGTTAACTACACCAACCCAACAGCCACGGGCTTCCAAGTTACGTCTACAAATGGTGAGGTGAACACTAACGGTGGTACCTACATCTACATCGCCATCCGCCGTGGCCCGATGCGGGAACCGACTGTGGGGACGGAGGTGTTTGCGCCTGTCACACGGAATAGCAGTGTTGGCGGCGTCAACTATTACACAGGTTTTCCTGTGGACTTGTCAATTTTTAATGCAAGGACCGGTCCCGGAAATTATTTTCACGCCAGATTAACAGCGGAAAAAAGGCTTCAAAGCGTGAACACTGACGCTGAAATAGCAGCGGATGCAGTAGATTTTACTTCAAACGTTGGCTACCAACCGGGAACAGGCTCTACAACTACAAACGTCTTGACTTGGAACTTCCGCCGCGCACCGGGGTTCTTCGATGTGGTGGCGTATACTGGGGATGGGACTAGCAACAGACAGATCAACCACAATCTTGGGGTCGTCCCTGAACTGGTCATCACTAAGATTAGAACAGGGGGGACTGGTGGTTGGTGGTCAAGGGCTGGTCTGATTTCACAGAATCAAATCCTTAGGGTGGACTCCACAGATGGATTTGTTTCGCTTTCAGGAAATGCCGACACCTCCACCACGTTCAACTCTTTCTTGAATAACTCAGGTGGGACGACAAATATCGCCTACCTATTCGCCTCTCTCCCCGGCATCTCCAAAGTCGGCTCTTACACAGGCAATGGCTCCAGCCAAACGATCAACTGCGGGTTTACGTCAGGCGCACGGTTCATTCTCATCAAGCGCACCGACAGCACAGGCGATTGGTATGTCTGGGATACGGCACGGGGTATTGTCACTGGCAACGATCCGCACCTGAGCCTGAACACAACGGCTGCGGAAGTCACAAGCAACGACACAATTGACCCAGACAGCACTGGCTTCATCGTGAACCAAGTGGCGGCGACCAACGTAAACGTAAACACTGCGACCTACATCTTTTTTGCCATCGCATAATCACCCCCATCTGAAAGGATCAATCTCATGGGCGAATACAGACACAAGGCCACGGGCGAGGTGAAGACCCAAGGGGAGTGGCGGTCGGCCAACCCTAACGTCTCACTGCCTCGCACTTGGAACCAGAACGTCCTTGATGCACTCAACATTGAAGCCGTCTTTGAAACCCCTAAGCCTGACGTTGGCCAGTACCAGAACGCAGCCCGCAATGGTGTAACTCAAGATGCCAATGGAAACTGGGTGCAGGCTTGGTCTGTCGTTGACATGTTCTCGGACTACACCGACGAGGAAGGCGTACTTCACACGAAGGCTGAACAGGAAGCTGCGTATCAGTCTGGCCTTGATGCAGAGGCCGCCAAGGCTGCTCGCTCACAGCGTGACAGCCTGCTCGCCGCGACCGATTGGATGGCTTTGTCCGACGTGACCATGAGCGCAGAGATGGCTACCTATCGGCAGGCGCTTCGTGATATAACCGCGCAAGCGGGCTTCCCGCACAGCGTGAACTGGCCCGCCAAGCCGTAAGGAGCGCACATGCCGCTTGTCCCGCTTCAAATACCGCCGGGCATTTCTCGCAAGGGGACTGCCCTAGAAAGCACGGGTCGCTGGTTTGACGGCTCGCTCGTTCGCTGGAAAGACGGCGTCTTGCAGCCCGTCGGCGGCTGGGTTCAGCGCGGTACTGCAACGGCTACAGGCGTGGCCCGCGGCGCTGTCTCATGGCGCGCCAACAACGGCGCGCGATGGCTGGCATTCGGCACGCACAACGCGCTGAAAGTCATGAGCGCTGGCAACATTGTTACCGACATCACGCCAGCAGGTCTGACGGCTGGCATTGTCAGCGCGGACTCAAACGACGGGTACGGCGGCGGGCTTTATGGTGTCAGCTTTTACGGCACGGAGCGGCCAGAAGGCGAGACACCGATCCCGGCGACGACTTGGTCGCTGGACAACTTCGGAGAATACCTTGTTGCCTGTTCCAATGCAGACGGCAAAATCTACCAATGGACGCTGAACACGGCCAATGACGCTGCCATTGTGACCAACGCGCCAACAGGCAACAGCGGCATCCTTGTCACCGAGGAGCGTTTTCTATTCGCCCTCGGCGCTGGCGGAAACCCCCGCAAGGTTCAGTGGTGCGACCGTGAAGACAATACTCTTTGGACCCCTGCCGCGACGAACGAAGCGGGCGATCTAGAGTTGCAGACCAACGGCCAAATCATGCTGGCGCTTCGCACGCGGGGGCAGGCTTTGATCCTGACGGATGTGGACGCGCACACTGCATCATACCAAGGGCCGCCCTTCGTCTACGGCTTTGAGCGTGTTGGATCGTCTTGCGGCGCTGCCTCACGCAACTGCGCGACAGCCGTTGATGCTGGCGTGTTCTGGATGAGCCGCGACGGGTTTTATTCGTTCACCGGCGGCGGCGTGCAGCCCTTGCCGTCCGAGGTGTCGGATTACGTTTTCAGTGACCTGAACGTCGCGCAAATCTCTAAGGTCGCCTGCGCGGCGAATGGCCTGCAAAACGAGGTTTGGTGGTTCTACCCATCCGCCACGTCGAGCGAAAACGACAGATATGTAGCCTACAACTACGCCGAAGGGTATTGGACTATCGGGGCGATGGCCCGCACATGCGGCGTCGATGCTGGCGTGTTCCGCAACCCGATCCTGATCGCGCCGACCGGGCCGATCTACGCGCACGAAACAGGTTGGAACTATGAGGGTGCCGAGGTTTACGTTGAAAGCGGCCCAGTGCAGATCGGCGTCGGCGATCAAACGGCGATGGCCAAGGAGTTGATCCCTGACGAGAAAACGCAGGGCGACGTGACGACAACATTCAAAACCCGGTTCTATCCGAATGACACCGAACGGTCGTTTGGGCCTTATTCAATGTCAAACCCAACCAGCGTGCGGTTTAGCGGTCGTCAGATGGTCATGCGCGTTGTCGGCGCGCGCTTTACTGATTGGCGGTGGGGCATTCCGCGGCTTGAGGTTGAGGCTGGGGGCCGCCGATGAGGTTCGGCATCCCGGTCATCGGGCAGGATTTGCGCGGATGGGGCGAGGAACTTCGCCGCTTTCTTGCGCGGTTCTGGGATAACCTTAGCTTTAAGGTTGACGGGGCAACTCCTACCTCAAACGGCGTTTTGCTATGGGACGACGTGAACGGCTATCCGGTCGTCTCGAAGAACAACGAGTGGCGGCAGATCGTGCTGGCGGACGGCTATGCTGTGCTTGGCCAAGATGCTAACATCACGGCTGCGGCTGCTGACACGGCTTATAAGATTGCCTTGGATGACATCATCACCGAGGGCATCACGCTTACTGGATCGCCCCTGACCGAAATCACGTTTGTTGAGGGTGGCTTGTATAAGATGGCCTTCACGGCGCAGATTGCGAGTTCCACGTCCAGCACAGTGGAGTTCCGCTTTTGGCCGAGGCTGAACGGCACGAATGTGACGGGCAGCACGATTGTTGCCAGCCTGCACAACAACGGCGCGACCATCGTGGTTTCGCGGACATCGATTTTTAGCGTCAACGCCAATGACGTGCTGAATGTGATGTGGGCCACGGATAGCACCAGCGGCATATTGGAGGCCCACGCTGCCACGGCCTACGCGCCAGCCTCGCCGTCGGTGACGCTGGTCATCAGTCGGGTGCAGGCATGACGATCTTAGAACATTGCCGCAAGTGGATCGAAGACGCGCTGGAATACAGCGGCGGTTCGCATGATTTCCAAGATGTGGCTGACGGCATTTTGAGCGGGCGCATGCAGTTGTGGCCTGCTGAAAAGGGGTGCGCTGTTACCGAAATCGTGTTATATCCTAAGAAAAGTGTCCTGCACGTTTTTTTAGCCGGTGGTGAGATGGAAACAATCGTCAACATGATTGATTCCGCCGTGGCTTGGGGAAAGACACAGGGCTGCACATCAATGACAATCGCCGGACGACGCGGATGGGAGCGGGTTCTTGCGAGGCACGGATACAAACCCGTCATGACGGTGTTGGAAAGGAACTTTGAATGAGCGGCGGCGGCAAAGGTGGCAAGACCACTACGGAAGTCAAAATCCCTGCATGGCTTGAAGAGGCGGCGATGAGAAACATCGGCCGCGCCGAAACCGTGGCGGGCCTTGGATACGCTCCCTATTATGGTCCAGACGTTGCTGCGATGACGCCCTTCCAGTTAGCTTCGGGCCAAGGGATTAACGCGGCTGCTTCTGCTTTTGGGCTTCCGACTGTTGATGTCAACATGGGGATGCCGACAGCGCAAACCTTTGACGGGGGCCTTCGGGCTTACTCGTCTGGCGGCCTTTACGACCAAGCTGTCAGGGAACTTGAGACGCGCAGGCCGGGCCAATACGACGCCATTACGGGGCTGTTTGTTGACCCAATCACCGGCGCGCCGCCTTTGAGTTTTGGAACCCCGGAATTACCTGTTATGCCTGCGGCCCCCGTTGCCCCTGTGGCCCCTGTGGCCCCTGTAGCACCAACCGCGCCCGGCGACGGCGACCGCGGCAGGGACGCTGGTGACCGTCCAAGCATATCCGCACCATCTTCTGGCGGCTTTACCAGCGTCCGAGATATGTTTGACGGCGGTGGGCCGGGACGCAGCGGCACGACATTTTCGGGCGGCCCGCTTTCAGGGGTGCTAAATCTGGTCGGCGTTGATCCGCTCGGATCGCGGGCCGCAACAGCTACGCCAAGCAAGTCTACGCCAAGCAAGTCTACGACAGCAGCCGCAAAAGAGAGAGATCGTGCCGCGGAGAGCGCCGCGAATAGAGCGGCAGCAAGTAAGTCCCAGCGCGAAGCCGGAGAAGGCAAGGGCGGGAAGTCGGGGCCATCGTCAAGCGGCGGCGGGTCGTCTGGCGGCAGCAATAAGGGACGGAGATAATCATGGCAGGTGCATCAAACCCGACAGGCGTGCAACCCGCAGTTCCGCCGAACGTGTTCCAGCAAGCATCTGGGGCCTATACTGGGTCGCTCATGGGCACTGCCGCTTCTGGGGAAATGCCGGACATCCCGGCGTTTCAAAACCCCTACACACAGCAGGTTATCGACACGTCGATGGCCGATCTGGAGCGTCAGCGCCTGATGCAGCAAAACCAGCTTGGCGCGCAGGCTTCGGCTGCCCGCGCTTTCGGCGGATCGCGTCAGGGCATCGCCGAGGCTGAAACCAATCGCGCCTTCGCACAGCAGGGTGGCCAGCTTGCAGCCCAGCTTCGTGCCCAAGGATTTGAAAGCGCGCTTCGGGCGGCTCAAGATCAGCGTCGGCAGCAACTTGCGGCGTCTGGCCAGTTTGGAGCCTTGGCGCAGCAGGGCCTCAACATGGGCCAAAGCATCACGCAGCAACAGCAGCAGTTCGGCACGATGCAGCAGGCCATCAATCAGGCCCTGATTGACGCCGCACGCGCGCAGTACGGCGGGTTTACGGGCGCGCCTATGGCTTCGCTGTCGGCACCTCTGGCGGCTCTCGGTGCGGCCAATATGGGGCAGCAAACGCAAACGCAGAGCCAGCGTCCGGGCCTGTTTAACTATCTGTCGCTGGGTCTGGGGGCGCTGTAATGAGCGTGATGGACTACGCCAACGCGATTGCGAGCATCGAAAGCGCCGGAAGCGGCGACTATGCTGCGCTTGGCCCGGTCACAAAGAAGGGCAACAGGGCTTATGGCCGCTATCAGGTCATGGACTTCAACATCGGCCCGTGGACTGAAAAATACCTTGGCCGCCGCATGACGCCTGAAGAATTTCTTTCCAGCCCGGAGGCGCAGGACAAAGTTTTCGCTGGCGAGTTTGGGTCGTATGTCCAGAAGTATGGCAACCCGCAGGATGCGGCCTCTGCTTGGTTCACTGGGCAGCCTTTGTCTGAAGGCGGAAACCGCAGTGACATTCTCGGCACCACTGGCAACGTCTACGTTGACAAGTTCAATCGCGCGCTTGGCGTGGGCGGCTCACCGATGCCGGGGCCGACAACGGCTTTCGGGCCGGGGACGCCGATGGCAGCCGCGCAGCCGATTATGCAGCCGATGATGCAGCCCGCCGATCCGTTTGAGGACATGGGCGTGCTGTCTCGCTTGGCTGCCAGCCGTGGCATCGCACAGGACGCGGACGCCGCGCCTATCGTAAACCTGTTCAATATTCTGACGCAGAAGAAAGACCCGCGCTTGGCTGCACTGGCCAAGCAGCGCGGTGGTTTCTTCGGGCTTTTGGGGGGCTAAATGGCTAATCCGCTTGAACAACTTCTTTTGGGAGCGCAGGGATTTGAACGTCGGACTGGCCTGCCAGCGGACATTGACCAATACCTTGACAGGACAAATAGATCGTTAGCGCCTCAATCTTCCATTCGGCCAGAGCAACGGCCTATGGCGGGGCCTGCGCCGCAAATGGCACCAGCCCCAGCGCAGCAGCGCCAAGGCTTGCTCGGTGGCTTCTTTGGGCCGCAGGGTCGTGACGCACGCGCCCGCCTCGCGATTGGCCTTGAGGGCATGACGCTGAACCCCAATCAGGCGATGATTGGGCAGTTGCAGCAAGGCATTGAGGATCGCAAGATCGAAGGCGAGCGCAACCGCACGCTTGAGTGGCTTTCCACGCTCAACACGCCGGAAGCCCAGCGCGCCTTGCAATACGCTCAGGCGACCGGCGACATTGTTGGTGCCGCAAAGATGGCTTTGACGCCGCCAGACCCGATGGAGGGGATCAATCTTGAAATCAAAAAGATTGAACTTCAAAAGCTGAAATCTGGGTCTGATGCAGACCCTAATGTGCAATCGTCTTCAATCCTGAGAGACTTCAGCGGCGTTGTTCTCACCATGAAAGATGGTAGCATTCAGGTTCGCACTGTTGGTGGCCAAATGCTTTCTGGGGAAGAGGCTCTTGCGTTTGTTCGCAAGTCCCAAGAAAACTATGCCGCCACCGAGCGGTCCATATATGGCGCTCGCGAGTCTGGAAAACTTGAATCGCAAGCAGCATTGGGCGGAGCAGCAGCGGCGGCTGTGGAAGAAGGTAAGTTGGCTCCACAGACTGCTAAAGAATACTTTAAGCAGTCTGAGGCGGTTGCATCGTCCATTCGCAACATGGACTCTGCTATTCAAGCGATCAATGAGGGCGCTGAGTCTGGTGTTATCTATAACATGCTGCCAAACGTCACAGTTGCCTCGGCTGAACTTCAAAACGCCAAAAACAGACTTGGACTTGATGTCATTGGTTCTGTAACTTTCGGCGCGCTTTCCGAAGGCGAAATGCGTATTGCGATGGACACCGCCGTTCCGTCTGGCTTGGGGCCTGAGCAACTTAAAGTTTGGCTTAATCGCAAGAAGGAAGCGCA